TGATTGACCGCGCCGAAGCCGCCGAGCAGCGCGTCCGCGAGTTGGAAGAGCGCGTCCGCGAGTCGGAGCGGCAGCTCAGGGAGTTGCTCGCGTCGGAGCCGGAGGATATCGACCCGCGACTCGATTACCTCTACCTCCAGGTGGATCGTAACGTCGTGACCGCAGCTCGCGCCTTCCTGCAACGGGAGGAGAAGACGTGAACACCGCCGCGCTCCCGATGCTGCGCGGGTGGTGGTGGCTCTGGCCGCGAGCCACGGAGAACGACTACGACGTGCCGCCCGGATCGCAGAGCTCGAGGCGACCGTCGCAACCGAAGGAGGCAGCATGATCACTGACGAGACGCGCGACCGCGCACAGCGCCTGCGCGAGCGGGTGGACGCCGATTACGCGGACGCCTGGGACTTCAAGGAGTTCCCGCTCCTGGTCGGAGTCGTCGAATCCTACGCTCGCGTGGAGACCGTCCACGGCCCCAGGGTCGTGTGCACGATCGTCGAGGCCGAGTCCGAGCGCCGCTACGCCGTCTGGCTCTCGCAGACGGCGCTCCTGCGGCGCTTCCAGGAGCTCCGGCCGGCGATCGGCGAGCTGATCGCGATCCGCTACCTGGGCGTCTCCGACCAGCCCCCCAAGCCGGGCCAGTCGCCCCCACACCGCTTCCGCGTCGAGGTCGACCGCCCGGGCGAGAGCTTCGACTGGTCGCGCCTCGAGGCCGACGACAACGTCATCCCGAGCACGGCGCCGGCGGCGACGCGTCTCAGCGCAGCAGACGATGACATCCCGTTCTGACCGTTCTGAGCCCAAGCCGGAGCCGAAGGTCGTCCCGGCCTGCGGGCGGCCCGGCTGGATCGAGGGCGCGTTCAACATCAAGACGCAGTGCTGGCTGCCACGTGGGCATCCCGGCCCCTGCCGCTTCGGGCTGGAGCCGGAGCCGCGGCGGCCGGCGTGGCGCGGGCTGGGAGAGCCGAGATGAGCGACATCAGGGACATCAGGGACATCAGGGACATCACCACCGACACCGGGCCGTTCGCGATCGTGCCCGAGTGGCTGCTCGACGCCGATGTGAGCGGCAACGCGATCAAGCTGTACGCGATCCTCGCACGCCACGCCGACCGCGATCTACAGGCCAAGCCCTCCCGCCGGCGGCTGGCAGAGCGCATGGGGTGTTCGCTCCGCACGATCGACCGGCTGGTCGACGAGCTCGCTGCTGCGGGAGCCCTCAGCGTGACCGCTCGCTTCGACGCGGCAGGTGATCGCACGTCGAACCTCTACCGCGTCCACCGTGTCCGCATGACACGGGGTGGCGACACAGATGTCGCTACCGGTGGCGACACAGATGACACGACGGGTGGCGACACAGATGACGCAGTGAACGAGAGCCAGTTTGAACGAGAGCCATCTGAACGAGAGAAGAGCGTCGCGCCGGCTCTCGCCGTCGCCACCCCGCCCGAGCTCGCCGACGCCGGCGACGTCGTCGCCGCGGTCGTCGACGCGCTCGCCGAGCACGACATCCCGGTGCAGGCTCGCCACCGCGGCATGCTCGGCCGCCAGGCCGCCGACATGCTCCGCTCGGGGTTCGAGCCCGAGCTCGCCGTCCTCGCCTGCGTGACCGCGCTTCGCCGCGGCGAGCCGCATCACGCCCACTGGATCGCCGCCGACCTGGCGGCGGCCCGCGCCGGCCAACGCATGACTCGCAGCGAGTACGAGCGCTCGCTCCAGGACGCTGTCGAGCTCGCGGCCGCAGGAGGTGCCCGTCGTGGAGCCGCGTGAGGCGCAGGAGATCATCCGGATGGTCGAGTCGAGCTGGCTCTGCGACTTCGGCCCCGCGGGCCGCGAGCTCTGGCGCCAGATGCTCGAGCCCTACGACGCGGAGCTCGCGACCCGGGCGGTGGCCGAGATGGCGCGCCATCCGCTGCCGGGCAACCGCGCCCGCCCGACGGTCGCCGATCTGCGCGCGGTGATCGTCCGGCTGGCGCGCACCGAGTACGAGCTCGAGGGCTGGCGCGAGCTGCCCCCGTCCCCCCTTCCGAAGCCGGAGTGGGTGTCCCGCTGGACGCGAGCGCGCGCCGCCGGCGACAGGCGCATGTTCCCCGAGCAGGTTCCGGGCGCGCTCGCGATCCAGCGGGACGACCCGCGAAACCTGCTCGCCTACGCGTTCCCGGAGGGCCCCGAGTCCGACCCTGCGCACTGGGTGCAGGAGCACGAGTACGCGGAGGAGCGCTCGTGAGCGAGCGAGGCGCGCTCGAAGCGCGTATCCGCGAGGCGATCGCCCCGGAGTCGCCGATCGATGTGGATCTGCACGTGCAGCGCATCCTCGAGGTCGTCCAGAGAGTGAGCGCGCTGTCCGAATCGCCGGCCGGAGCTCGTGGCGAGTCGCGATCTTCGGCGCTCGCGGAGAGTGGAGGCCGCGTATGAGTGTCTTCCGCGAGCCCGGGCTCTACCTGCGCCATCCGCAGGGCGGCGTGGAGGACGTCGCGGCGATGCGTCTGGACGGCTTTCGCGCGGTTGCGCTCAACGTGGCGGATCACGCGCTCGATGAGTGGCAGAAGGTCATCGTTCGCGCGCAGGCGGCGGACGTTCGGCTCGTGCTCTGGGGTCGCCTCGAGACCATCGCCGCACGGCGCTCGATGACCGTGCTGCAGGCCTGCACGTGGCTCTGCGACTTGGCCAGGAGGCTCGGCTGGCCGGTGATCGTGAACGCCGAGCGCGAGCTCAAGGACGGCCGCATCTTCTGTGCCCAAATCGCCGAGCGCGCAGCCGGCCTGGATGCGTGTCTTTCGACCGAGCCCTGGCTTGGCGGAGTCGATCTCACGCCGCTCGGGGATATCGAGGTGCACCTGCAGCTCTTCCCCCAGGAGAACGACGACTCGACACGCCCGCGCGACTGCCGCGCCGGCGCGTTCGCGCTGGGAGCCCGCCGGGTCAGCTTCATGTACGGGATGCACGGGCTGACGACGACGGCGTTCCCCTTCCGGCAAGCGCCCTTCTGGGTGTACACGGCCGACGACATCGGCGGCTTCTACTCCGTCTGGTCCCCGCAGGTGCTCCCTGCGCTCGCGATCCCCTACACAGGGCCGCTCTACGGCCCCTCGCATCGGCGCTTCGGCACGACGCCGCACGCGACGGAGACGGCGCGGGCGCTCAAGATGGCCTTGCACCGCGCAGGCTTCGGGACGTTTCCGCGTCCGGATCCCTACTACAACGAGCTCCTCGAGCGCGCGATGAAGCGCCTGCAGCGCTGGGCCGGGATCGTGCCGGTCTCCGGTGCCTACGGCAGGGCCTCGTACGAGGCGATCCGCCGGCTCGCGTCGGTCGTTCCGTTCGACACGTACGCGCTTCGCTCGCGGGCACGCAAGCTGATCTTCGAGGATGCCAAGCTGCGGAAGGCCGCATGAAGGTGCGCCTCGAGATCCCCGGCGAGCCCGTGCCCAAGGGCCGCCCGCGCAAGGCGCGCCAGGGCCACATGTTCACGCCCGAGCGCACCCGCAGCTTCGAGGAGCTCGTCGCCTGGCACGCCCGCGCCCACGCCGTCCGCCTCGGCGCCGCGCCGCTCGCGGTGCGGATCGAGCTGTGGTCGACGCGGCCGCTCGCGGGCGACATCGACAACTACGTCAAGGCCGTGCTCGACGGGCTCGTGCGCGGCGGCGCCATGGAGGACGACCGCCAGGTCGTCAGTCTCACGGTCGAGCGCGAGGTCGGAGACCCGCGGACGGTCGTCCACCTGGCGAGAGCGACGCAGGACAGGGCCGGCCAGACGTCTGACGACACCCAGTTTGGCGACGCCGGCCCGACACGAAAGGACTCGGCCGGCCACGGCAGTCACGACACCCAGAGGCTCCACGCCGGCCCGACACGAAAGGAGACACGATGACGCTGCACGACCGCATCCAGCAGCTCGTCAACCTCGGCTACAAGGATCCGCTCACGATCGCCCGCACGATCGTGGAGGGGGATGACCGCGAGTGGCTGCAGAGCGAGCTGCTCGGCCTCGCCGAGGACATCGTCGCTGAGCTCGCTCGCCAGGAGGTCGGCCGCGATCGCCGCGCCAAGGTGGTCGCCATCCGCCCCGGCGCTCCGCTGACGGGCGCGCAGGCCAAGACCGCCACCGTCTGGATTCCGGGCTCGGGCTACACGAAGGTCGCCGACGTCACGATCGAGGACGCGTCGCGAGCGGCCGAGTGGTATCGCAAGGCCGGCGTCGCGCTCTTCCGCCGCTCGGCATGGTTCTCCGAGCTCGTCGGCATGATGCGGGCGGAGGGCGCTCGCACGATCGGCGAGCTGCGGGCCGAGCTCCCTGCCTTGCCCGACGAGGACGAGCTGGCGCTCCCGCCGGCGGCGCAGGCCGAGGGGATCTGAGATGGCCATGGGGTTAACGACACCCAAAGGCGCTACGCCATCTCAGCGCGCCACCCTGCGCATCCTCGCGCGCACCCTCGACGACATCGAGCAGGTGCGAATCATGGTCGGCAACCGCATCGGAGCGCTCGTGCGCGAGCATGGCGGGACGCTTCCGCACCTCGAGGAGATCCTCGGGGAGGGTCGCCGCTGGGAGCACGTCACCAAGCTCGAGCTCGTGCGCGTCTGGCGCAAGGATCCGCTCGCCCCGTGGGCGCATGGCGTCCGCGGCCTGGGCGAGCTCTCGATCGCTCGTCTGATCGGCGAGCTCGGAGATCCCTCGGTCGGCTCGGTCGGCCACTGGGAGACGCGGGGCCATCAGTCTCACGATGCCCACGATGGGAACGCCCCGCTCGAGCGCGTGTGGGTCGTCGACGCCCACTACGACCGGAGCGTCTCGCAGCTCTGGCAGTACTGCGGCGTCGGCGACCCGAAGCGCTCACGCCTCGCGCAAGGCGCGACGCAGGCGGAGATCCTCGCGCGTGGCAACCCGCGCATCAAGAAGCAGCTGTATCTGATCGCGACAGCGATGCTCAAGGCCGGCAACCGCGCGGTCTACGATGAGGCCCGTGAGCGGTACGCCGAGCGCGTTCACTCCAAGCCCTGCCCGCAGTGCCGTGCGAAGACGGGCGATCCGTGGAAGCCGGGTCACCAGCACGCGGCGGCGCTGCGGAAGGTGGCCAAGGAGTTCCTCAAGGAGCTCTGGCGCGAGGATCGCAGGCTGAGGGAGATCGGAGAGTTGACGGCGACCCGCGCGGAGGCGGCGTGAGCGAAGCACCGCAGTACCGGGTGGTCGTGTGGTGCCGCGACTGCACGTGGGAGGACCCGCCCTACGGGTGTCACTTTGGAGAGCCATGGGCAATCGGCACGTACTCGTCGCTCGCGGAAGCCATCGAGGCCGGCGACCATGAGATCTGGGATGCCCCTTGGGAGTTCCGGGTCGAGAAGGACGGAGAGGTGGTCTACCGGAGCGAGGACGAGCCGTTGGTATGAGTGCCTGCGGCCAGAGACACCACCGGCAGGAACTAGACGACGAGACCTTCGTCCGTCTCGAGCGGCTCTCGCGCAAGGCGGCACACGACTCCCTGTCTGCGCATGGCGGCCACCTCAGCGACGACCAGTTCGACTCGCTGGCCGTGCATCTGCTCGAGATCGGCGTGAAGGCCTTCTGCCGCTACGACGTCAGCGCCGCCGGCGGCATCTCACCGGAGACGTACGCCTACCGCAGGATGCGCGGGTATCGCCGCGGCCGCATCACCGACGGGCCGTACATCGACTGGCTGCGCACGCACGTGCGCGACTCGCGCTTCGAGCCCGCCTCGGCGACGATGCTCACTGAGCTCGGAGACCTGCCGGAGCTGGCCTTCGGAGCCGAGCCCGAGCTCGAGGACGTCGTCGAGCACCTCGCGGGCGGACTGGCCGAGCGCGAGGCGTGGACGCTGCGCCACGTGGCGGCCGCGATCGCCCAGGGAGTGACGCTGATCGAGGTCGTCGAGGGCCTGTTGGCCGATCTGGCGGACGCTCTGGGGCCCGCGCTCGGCCTGTCGAGGCGCTCGACGATCAGCGCACGCGACCTCGGGGCATTCGAGGAGCTCTTCACCGATTGGCTGAAGGAGGCCGCATGAGCACCGCGCTGGAGACCACGGGCATCCCGCAGGAGATCGTCTCCCGGCCCCACGGCCTGGAGATCACGGGCGATCTCACGTTCAACGAGTGGCGCCGCTTCGGCGAGCGCTTGCTCGAGACGACTGATCGGGCGCTGTGGTCGCTGGGCGACTGGCGCGTGTACGGCGAGCGCTACGCCATGGACTACGCGCAGGCGCTCGCTGAGATCGATGAGCGCTCGCGGCTGGTCGGCACCGCGGCGCGGGTTGCGCGGAGCTTCGCCCCCGAGCGCCGGCGCTCGCCGCAGCTCTCCTTCGAGCTGCATGAGCTCGTCTCCTCGCTTCCGCCCGACGAGCAGGAGCGCTGGCTCGACGAGGCTGAGCGCCAGGGCTGGGGACGTCGTCAGCTGCAGTTCGCCTTCGCCGAGGAGGTCGAGCGGGTGAAGATCCCCGCCATCTCGGTCAGGGCGGTCGGCGAGCTCCGCGAGCTCTGCGTGCGCGCGGCGGAACGCGAGGGTCTCGATCCGAAGGAGTGGGTCGTGCGCGTGCTCGAGCGCGCGGCGCGAGAGGTGCTCGCGCTCCCCGAGGAGGTGGCAGCCTGATGCCGCGCCACATCGTCGAGGAGCTGCAGGGCTACCGCTTCGGGGTCGGCCAGCGCGAGGTGCCCGACGTCGGAGCGGACGGCGTCCAGCTCTTCGACCGTCACGGCGTCCCGAAGACGAGGACGGAGTGGGTCGTCGAGCTCGTCGACCTGCAGCCCACCCATGCCCACGTGATCCGCATCCCGCTCACCGACGAGGCGAAGGCCGAGCTTGTGCGGCAGCTGACCGGCGGCGTCGCGCTCGCCTCGCAGATCCCCCCGAACGGCAGGCCGTGAGCGCGCTTCGCCCGTGCATCGTCTGCGGGACGCCGAGCGCAGGCAGCCGCTGTGGCGCACATGCGGACCGCTCGGAGTCCGCCCGGCGCGCGCGCAACCACCGCCGGCTCGGCCGCTCGAGCTCCCGCTGGCGGAAGCTCTCGGAGCTCGCGCGGACGCGCACGCCGTGGTGCGGGCTCTGCGGCGCCGAGGACGACCTGACCGTCCACCTGCCCGGCGGCGGCGACCACCGTCACGCGACGCTCGCCGACGTCGTCGTTCTCTGCCGCCGCTGCCACGGTCGTCTTGACGGGGGGGTGCATCGCGCCGACCGTCCTCGTCGCACTCCGCCGCCTAGGTCGAGTCGGCCAAATCCCTCGAGTTCGGTTTTGGGATGAGCGACGTTTTTTCGGATGCCGAGGAGCGCTACCGGTTCGCCTGCGAGCGCCGGCAGGCGATCATCGCCGCCTGGGAGGCCGAGGGCAGGCCGCTCGTGACCGCAGGCTCCCAGGGGCAGCTGGTCGAGCACCCGCTCGTGAAGCAGATGCACGCCGCAGACCGTCTCTGCCAGCAGCTCGGCGAGGCGCTGCGGCGCAAGCAGCCGGGGCCCGACCCGGTCGCGGTGGTGAAGGCCTCCGTCGGCATCTCGCCCGCGGCGAAGAAGCGCTCGGGGAGAAGGTCGCTCCGCGCAGTCTCCTGAGCCGGTGGCGCCTCGGCTGGCATGGAAGCGCTATGCGGCCGGGTCGGAGCTCGGGCACTTCGCGACCTTCTGCCGGACCCATCTCGTGCAGTCGATCGACGAGTGGGACGGCAAGCCGCTGGTGCTCGAGCCCTGGCAGCGAGCGATGATGGGGGAGGCGCTCGCCTACGACGCCGACGGGTGGCCGATCTGGAACTCGGTCGTCTTCGTCATCCCGCGGAAGAACGGCAAGACCCAGCTCCTCGCGGCGTATGCCGTGTACCGACTGCTCACCTCCGACGGCTCGCCGGAGATCCTGCTCGCCGCCGCGAGCGACCGGAACGCCGGACGCCTGTACGACGCCGCCGCCACCTTCATCCGGCGCTCGCCGGTCCTCTCCAGCCTCGCGCGGCCGCGGGACTACACCGGGGAGATCGTGCGCGAGGACGGCCAGGGAATCATCCGCCGGCTCGCGAGCGACCCGACCAAGATGCACGGCTACAACCCGTCGCTCGTGATCTGCGACGAGCTCGCGCAGTGGGTGACGCCAAGCCTACGGCGCGCGTACGCCGCGCTCACCTCCGGCGGTGGGGCCCGCTCGGCGCCGCAGTCGTTCACTATCACCACCGCCGGCGAGGCCCAGGACCGCTCGAGCTCGATCCTGGGCCGCTTGCTCGACGCCGCCCGTGACGCCGAAGACCGAGATGAGCGACCGGGTCTCGAGATCGCACGGCTGTGGAGCGCGAGAACGCTCGTCTACAACTACGTCGCCCCGACGACCGACCCGAGCGACACGAAGGCGATGAAGCTCGCGAACCCGGCCTCCTGGATCACGACCGACTACCTGCGCCGGCAGGCGGCGAACCCCGAGCTCACGCGTGCGCAGGTGTTGCAGCTGCACGGCTGCGTATGGGCCGAGACGGAGACCACCTGGATCGACCCGAGCGCCTGGGCGAAGTGCCGCTCGCGCAGGCGCCTCGAGCGCGGGGAGACGGTCGTGCTCGGATTCGACGGCTCCGAGCGCCGCGACATGACGGTGCTCGCCGCCGCCACGCTCGACGGCCACGTCGAGGTGCTGCGCGCCTGGCGGCGGCCCGATGGCGCGCCGGCGGACTGGCGCATCCCCCGCTCCGAGGTACACGAGGAAATCGAGGCCGCATTCGAGCGCTTCGACGTGCGCGAGCTCGCCTGCGATCCGCCGGGCTGGTACTCGGAGATCGAGCAGTGGGCGGAGACCTACGGACGCGTCGTGGTCGAGTTCGAGACGCGTCAGCCCAAGCGCATGGCGCCGGCCTGCGAGCGCTTCCGCATCGACGTCCTCGAGGGGCGGCTGACGCACACCGGCGACGAGCTCCTGGCGTCGCACGTCGCACACTGCGTGGCCAAGGAGACCCCCTGGGGCACGGTCGTGACGAAGGATCACCCCGACTCGCCGCGCAAGATCGACGCGGCGGTCGCCAGCGTGATCGCCTATGAGCGGGCCGCCTGGCATGCCGCGAACGTCGCGGTCGAGCCGTGGGCCGCCGCCTGGTGAGCGCCGTCCAGGTCGTCCGATAGGCTGAGCATCCCCCTGGTCGTTTCGCTCTCGTCCCGCACGGCCCGCCTCGGCGGGCCGTCGCGGTTTCGATAGGCGCGGTGTGATCTTCATCCGCAAGCGGCGCGTGCGCGTACATCTGCGCGACGAGACGAGATCGCTCGAAGGGATCTGGGTCGGCAGCGCTGCCGGCCACTATCGGCTCGCGGCGGCCGAGCAGCTCGAGTCGGCCGACCGCACGCTCGAGCTCGAGGGCGAGGCCTGGATCCCGCGCGAGCGGGTGCTCTACCTGCAGGTGCTCGGGTGATCGTCAGGGCGCGCCACGGCAACGTCGCGATCGAGCAACGCGACGCGAGCATGTCCGCGCTCCTCGCCGCGCAAGGGGTGCACCTGCGCGGCTCCTCGGGGACGGCGGTCTCGCCGCGGGAGGTCGCCGGCCTGCCGGCCTGGACGCAAGCGATCAGAATCGCCGCCGAGGGCATCGCCAAGCACCGCATGCGGGTGTGGCGCGGAGAGGACGCCGAGCGGCGCATGGTCCGAACGACCTGGCAGGCGCGTCTCTTCGCATCGCAGCCGAACGAGTGGTACTCGTGGTTCCAAGCCTGGGAGGCCACCGAGGCCAGCCTGACCGCGCGCTGGAACGCCTTCTGGCTCAAGGAGCACGACTCGCTGGGGCGCGTCGTCTCGGTCTACGTCGTCCACCCCGACGAGGTCCAGGTGCGCTGGAACCGGATAGCACGCCGGATCGAGTACCAGGTTCAGCTCGCCGGGCTGCGCTCGGGCTGGCTGACGAGTCGCGACGTCCTGCACTTCCGCGTCGGCGCTCCCGAGCCCGGCAGTCTCGTCTCGCCCTCGCCGGTCGAGCGCCACCGCAAGATCTGGGCGGCCGCCCTCGCCCGCCAGACCGCCGAGGCCGAGTCGTACGAGGACGGCTCCCGTCGCACCGCCGCCGTCGTCTTCCCCGGTGACGTCACACCCGAGCAGGCCGAGCAGTTCCGGCGCGTCTACCTCTCCGGCTCGAGCTCGAAGGTCAAGGTCTTCGGCGGCGATCCGCGTATCGAGACGATCGGGCTTTCGCTCGCCGACCAGCAGTTCATCGAGAGCCAGGCCTTCTCGATCGAGGACGTCGGACGCATCCTGGGGGTGCCGCCGTCGCTGCTCTGGGCTGCCTCGAAGGAGGGCGCGAAGCCGCTCACGCCCGAGCACGAAGAGGATCGCTGGGTCCGCTACGGGCTCGAGCCGCGGCGCATGCGGATCGAGGAGACGATCAGGCACGATCCGAGCTTCTTCGGCCCGGGCTCCCGCGACTACCCCGGGTTCTTGATCCGGCGCGTGCGCGGCGACGCGATCACCGAGTCGGACATGGTCGTCCACGAGGTGCAGGCAGGGATTCGCACGCCGAACGAGGGCCGCGCCGAGCTCGGGCTGCCGCCGCATCCCGACGGCGACATCCTCCAGATCACGCCGGTCGGCGGCGCGCCGAACCCGCCCGGGGCCGGCGGCGCGCCCGGCGGAGACGAGGACGAGGGCTGACGCTCCGATAAGCGCCGGCGATGACGACCGTCGCCGCCGAGCGCTCGACCCTCCGCCTCGCCGTCACGCCCTTCCGGGACGTGCAGGTGCGCGACGCCACCGGCACCGGGGACGGCTCCTGGACGATCGAGGGCTACGCGGCCGTCTACGCCCAGGAGACGACCCTCTGGGACGTGCCCGGCTGGGTCCGGATGCGCGAGCGGATCGCGCGGGGGGCTTTCACGGGCGTGCTCGAGCGCGTGCGCCGCGGCGAGGAGGTCGTCCATCTCAACCACGGCCATGACATGAACACGGTCGTCGCCGCGACGAACGTGCGCGGCATCGGCTCGCTCGAGCTCGACGAGGACTTCCACGGCGAGCGCTTCTTCGCTCGCGTCGATCCAGAGGATCCAGACGCCCGCGCGCTCGCCGTCAAGATGGGCCGGGGGATCGTTCGCCAGGCCTCGTTCGCGTTCACGATCGGCGAGGAGCACCTCGTCGAGAGCGAGGAGCTCGAGGACGGCACCCTCGACATGCTCTGGGAGATCGACGAGATCGCCCACCAGTACGACGTCTGCGCCTGCGCCCAGGGCGCCTACCCGCAGACGGAGAGCTACATCCGCAGCCTCGCTGCTGCATCACTTCGCACGCCGGATCTCACCGGCGTGCTGGGTCGCTCCCCCGAGGAGGGCCACGAGCATCGCCTCGCGCTCGCGAGGGGTGCGAGCCAGGTCGCGCCGCAGGCGGGCCTCGCGTCGTCCCTTGCAGTCCTACTCACGGCTCGGGCGGCGGACATGGAACGCCGCCTGCGCAGAGAGGGAGTGATCTGAGATGGATCCGATCGACCTGTTGCGCCGGCAGCTCGCCGACGCAGAGTCCGCCGAGCGGGCGGCGCGGGAGGCCTGGGAGGCCGTCCGCACGCGCATCGCCGAGCTCGGCGAGGAGCCAACCGACCCGACAGAGCGCGAGGCCTACGCCCAGACCGTGCGTACGCTCAGCGAGGAGCTCGAGACGACCGGGCAGGCGCTCGAGGACGCGCACGCCGAGCGGACTCGGATCCAGGGCAACCTGGAGGCCGAGGAGCGGCGTGCGGAGATCCCCGTGGCCGACCGGCGGCGTCCCGAGCCCTCGGTCAGGGGCGGCCGGCACGAGCTCGTCTACCGCCCAGACCAGCACACCTTCGCCGACTTCGCGCTGGACGTGTACGCGGTGCAGTTCGCCCATCGCTCCGACGCCGCCGAGCGGCTCACCCAGCACGAGCGGCAGATGGCCGACCTTTACCGCGAGCGGTTCGGGCGGCAGATGCGTGACGTCGGCACGGGCGCGCTGACGGGCTTCACGATCCCGCAGTACCTGATCGACGAGTACGCGCCGCTCGCGCGTGCGGGCGCGCCGTTCCTCGCCGCGCTCGCCGGCGTGCGTCGGGCCCTGCCCGAGGAGGGGATGACGATCCACATCCCGCGCGGCACCACGGGCACCGCGGTCGCGGCGCAGGCCTCGGAGAACACGGCGGTGCAGGAGACCGACTTCGACGACACGCGCCTCGACGTCAACATCCGCCAGTACGCCGGGCAGAACGATCTCTCCCGGCAGGCGGTGGAGCGTTCGAGGGAGGCCGTCGAGACGATCTTCCAGGACCTGATCTCGGCCTGGTGGACGAAGGTCGACGCGGACTGCCTCAACGCCGACGGGACGTCCGGCACGGTGCTCGGGCTGCGGGCGACCGCAGGGATCGGATCGACGACCTACACGGACGCCTCGCCGACCGTCCCCGAGGCCTACCCGAAGATCGCGGGCGCCAAGGAGTTCATCGTCACCAACCGCCATGCTCCGCCGCAGCTCATGCTCATGCACGGGCGGCGCTGGGAGTGGATCATGGCGGCGCTGGACTCGTCCAACCGACCGCTGGCGGTGCCGAACGCGCAGGGTCCCTTCAACGCCCTCGCGGTCGGCGACGCGCCGGAGTACGGGGCGGTCGTGGGGACGATGCAGGGGCTCCCGGTCGTCACCGACAACAACATCCCGACCAACCTCGGCGCGGGCACGAACGAGGACGTGATCATCGTGACCCGGCCGCAGGACCACCGCCTCTGGCTCGACCCGTCGGGCGGACCGCGGACGTTCACGTTCGAGCAGTCGAACGCCCCGCAGTCGATCCGGCTCGCGGTCTGGGGCGAGGTTGCGTTCACGGCGGGTCGCTACCCGGCCGCCTCGGCGGTCGTGGGCGGCACGGGGCTCGTGGCGCCGACCTTCTAGACAGCGAAGGAGGCTCGATGTTCAACGCAGCGGAATCGACGAAGGAGCGGGTGCAGGCCTACCGCGAGGCGCTCGAGCAGGAGATCGCGGGCTACGAGGCCCGGATCACGCGCATCGAGCTCGGGCGGCAGGATCCGCTCGTCGATGGGTCGGCGCGACTCACGCCGGAGGAGGCTGTGCAGCAGATCCAGGAGCGGATCAGGCAGTGCAAGGCCGAGATCGCGAGGGTCGCGAAGGCGCCGGCGGGCCGCAGGAAGGGCAAGCCGGCCTCCGACGACGACGCATCGAGCCGGGATGGCTGATCCGAAGCAGCCACGGAGCGGGGGTCGCAAGGCCCCCGCTCCGCCTGGTCCCGACGGAACGCCCTTTCCGCTTCCGCCACGGGACGCGGACGAGCTCGAGCTCATGGAGCGAGCGCGGCCGGCCCGGCGGTTCGCGATGCTCGACCGCCTGCGCCGTCACCCCCTGGTCTCCCGTCGATAGGAGGGGCGATGCGAGTCAAGAGGATCTTCGTGGATGGCGAGCCCGATCATCTCGAGATCCAGCACGTCGTCGAGGTTGGCGGCGCGCAGCACTTCTCGCCGAAGCTCGTCGAGCGTGGGGCCGCCGAAGGCTG